TACCTCGATCGGCTCGTCGATGTCGCGAGCGACCTGTACGAGCCGTTCGCCGATCGATGGCTCATGATGTCGCCTGGCAACCACGAGACCGGCGTCGCGAAGCGGCACGAGGTAGACCTGACCGACCGGCTTGTCCGCGACCTGCGGAAGCGCCGGCCAAGCTCGATGCTTGAACGCGGCTCCTATGCCGGCTGGATCATCATCCGATTTTGCGATAGCCGACGCCAGACGCGTTCGGCGAACATGGGATCGCTCCGGATCTACTACCACCACGGCTACGGCGGAGGCGGTCCGGTGACTCGTGGCGTCATCCAGACCGCTCGCATGGGGCTCTACCTGCCCGATGCCGATCTCGTCGTCAGCGGTCACACCCATGACCATTGGACGATGCCGATTGCTCGCGCTCGTGTCACCGACGGCGGCAAGGTTCGCGAAGACCGGCAGATGCACGTGCGGCTCGCCGGATACAAGGGCGAGTTCCTCGATGGCGAGGGCTGGGCGATCGAGCGCGGCATGCCGCCGAAGCCGCGAGGAGCGGCGTGGCTCACGGTCAGCAGTCGACGCACCGGCTCGACCAATCGACCGACGACCGAATACAAGATCGAAGAAGCGGCTTGAGGTAGGATGCTGCCCTATGGCGATCCGCTACTTCAAGTGCCATACGTTGCCGTATCCGTCGTACGGTCTGACCGTCGCATCGAAGGCGACTGACCAGATCAACGTGGCGTGGTCGAACGGTCCGCCAGGACAGAGCGAGCCGACGACGACAGAACTCGGATACACCTACGCGACGGCGAGCAGCACCGAGAACATCGCGACGCTCGCCGATACCGGCCGCACGGCGGCAAGCCTGTACGTGCCGGGCCAGTCCGGCAACTCGGTGTCCATTCGCATTCGTCGAATCAACACGGCCGGTGCCGGCGAATGGACGCCGGCTATCGTCGATACCTTTGGATAATGCCATGATCGACTGGGTACCAATCGTGTTCCAAGCCGTGTCCATGCTGCTCACGATCGGCGGCGTAGTCGCGGTCGTCTCGACTCGTATCGCACGGCTAGAGGGACGCATCGAGAACCTGTCGACCGAGATCCGGAAGGACCGCGAGCTCGTCGAGCATCGCATCCGGCAACTTGAGATCGGTCTCGGTCAGGTACGATCGGAACTGACTCGCCTCGCGTTCGGCGTCGGTCACATGAAGGGACGCGAGCAGCATCCAACGGAGAACGAATCATGAACAGGTCTTGGCGCACCACCACTCTCGGCATCGTCGCGGTCCTGACCGCGGTCCTCGGCTTCGTGAAGGCGACCATCGACGGCGACCCGACCACGGAGCCCGACATGGCCGCGCTCGTCGCGGCGATCTCGGCCGGTATCGGCCTGCTCTTCGCGAAGGACGCGAAGGTGACCGGACTGCCGGTCAAGCCGGAGGCGTCGGAGTGACATGGCTGAACTCGTCGCGCTCGTGGTGCCGATCATCGTCGGGATCATCGTCCAGTTCCTCGACCGGCCTGCTCGGCCACCCGTTGTCGGCGGTGGTTCTGGGCATCGCGACGGCGTTCGTCGTTTTCTTCGCAGGCTGCGAGACAGTGCCGGCCGTGGTTCCATCGGGTGAGCCGATGCTCATAGTCGAGGGCTGCGGCCAGGTACGGCTGACGGCTATGAAGGCGGACGGGACTTGGGTCGATCTCGGATGGCGCAAGGCCTCAAGCCTGCACGGCTACACCGTGGTCGCGTACGACTGGCAACTTGAGCCGAAGCCGTGAACCCGACGCTCCGTCGCATCCCGTCGACGTTCGCCGAGGACGAGACCGTACAGTCGTCCGACGGCCTCGCGATCATGACCGAAGGCGGTCGAGCGTTCCCGTTCGCGTTCACCGGACTGTCATTCGACTTCGGCTCGATCACGTCGCCATTCCTGAACGTCGGCATCGACGCCGGGTCGATCACGAGCCCGAGCCGGTTCCCTGTCGACTTCGGTACGATCTAGGCCATGCCGATCCAGTTCCGACGCGGTACGGATGCCCAACGCACGGCGGTCACGCCGGCTGCCGGTGAACCGATCTGGGTGACCGACACGACGAAACTCTACGTGGGCGACGGCACGACGGCCGGCGGCATCGAGATCGCCGGCGGAGGCGGCGGCGGCGGAGCGCCGACGAACCTGTCATATCTCGTGCTCACGGCGTCTACGAGCCTCTCGGCCGAGCGAGTCCTGACGATCTCGACCGGCCTGGCATCGACCGACGCCGGAGCCGGCGGAGCGTTGACGATCGCGATCGGGACTCACGCGGCGTCCTACGTCAACTCCGGGACGCTCGCTCTCGCTCGCGGCGGTCTGGCTGCCGACATCTCAGGCACTGGCGGTGCAGGCTTCGTCCTGAAGCAGACCTCGGCCGGAGCAGCGGTCAGCGTCGCGGCCATCGCCGCGACCGACCTGCCGACGCACAACCATGTAGCCAGCAACATCACGAGCGGCACTCTGGCCGTGTCCGTCGGCGGTCTGGCTGCCGACCTGTCAACGACCGGCGGTACGGCCCAGATCCTCAAGCAGACCGCGGTCGGCTCGGCCATCTCGGTCGGCACGATCGCCGCTACAGAGGTCGGCACGAGCGGCACTCCGTCGACCTCGACCTACCTACGCGGTGACATGACCTGGGGAACGCCGGCAGGCGGCGGAGGCGGCAGCGGAACCAAGACCTACGCGGCGTTCACTCCGCTCGACAACGTTCCGCAGACGAGCGCGTTCGCAACGCTGGACACCAGGACGAGCGGAGTTCCGGTCCTCGACTTCGACTCGACATCGCTTGAGGCGGCGACGTTCACCGGCCTGCTACCGGAAGCAGCGGTCACTACGAACGGCCTGAAGGTCCGGCTCGCCTGGACGGCCGACACCGGGACCAATACCGATGCGGTCATGTGGGGCATCCAGTTCCAGAGGATCGATACCACGACCAACCTCAACACGGATGCGTTCTCGAACACGTTCACGGCGACCGCTGCGGCGAGCGGCACGGCCGGCGTGCCGGTCATCACGGAACTCACGATCACCGGAACTGCCCTGCTCGACTCGGTCGTCGCAGGTGACTTCTACCGCATCCGGATCAGCCGGGACGGGACGCACACTTCGGACGCCTTGACGGCAGACGCTTGCCTTGTCGCTTGCGAGATCCGGGACGCGACCTGATGTCATACGAGTTCGACGGAATCAACGATTTCATCGAAGGCGCTTCGGCAGTCGTCACAGCCGTGCCGCTGACGATGGCCTGTTGGTTCCGTCCGGTCAACGTCACTACGAACTTCTCGCTGATCAGTCTGTCGGTCGATACTGGAGCCACGGATCGCTTCGTGCTTCAAGCGGCAGGAGCCATTGCCGGAGATCCGGTAAGGCTCCAGATCACGCAAGGCGGAACCACATCGAACGCGGCAGTCTCTGCAAGCGGCTACACGGCAAACAACTGGTGGCACGCGGCTGGGGTATTCACGTCGGCTACCAGTCGAAAGGCATTCATCTCAGGCGTTGGCGGTACGGCAGACACGACGAACCTGACGCCATCTGGCGTGAATCGCACCGGGATGGGATACCACACCACATCAGGGACTCGCGGAACGTTCATGAACGGTCGCATCGCAGAGGCTGCGATCTGGAATGAAGCGTTGACGGACGCCGAGATCGCGTCACTGGCCAGAGGATTCAGGCCTAGCCTTATCCGGCCTGGCAAACTCGTCTTCTACTCGCCGCTCATTCGCGAGTCTGTCGACGTGCGCGCGAATCTGTCACTGACCACAAGCGGCGCGGTCGTCGCTGAGCACACCAGGAGAATCGCTTGAGCCTCTATGCACGCATCATCGCCGAGCGCGTCTCGTCCATCGTCGAGATCGATCCGGTCCTGTACGCGTCATGGCGTGACTCAGGCAACCCGAAGGCGAACGCGTACCTACCGTTGATCGACACGCCGCAGCCTGACTACAACCCGAACACCCATGCTCTGGTCGAGTCGTTCGATGTCGGGCTCGCGAACGTCGTGCGGCTCTGGTCGATCCGACCGCTTACCCCGGTCGAGCGTCGCAAAACGTATACGACTCTCGATTTCCTCGGACGGTTCACGACCTCGGAAATGGACGCGATCGAGGTCGCACGGTCGGACGATGGCATCGTCCAGTCGTTCTACCGTGCCGCTCTCGCCGCTCAGGAAGTCGTCAACGACGACCCGCGTACGGTCGCCGGCATGGACTACCTCGTGACGATCGGCATCCTGACGCACGCTCGACGGGACGCGATCCTCGGCTAGACTGCCGGGCATGGGAAGAGACATGCTTGATTTTCCGTGCGTAGTGCCGGACCGGCTGCTCCAGTCGCAACTCGGGCAGGATCGCTTCGTCGTCATGGCGCTTGAGGGCAAGACGTTCGGCACGTTCGTGGACATCGGAGCCGGCCAGCCGTGGCACCTGTCGAACACGCTCGCTCTCCAGTTCGGTCTCCACTGGAACGGAGTGCTATGCGACGTGCAATGGGAAGCCGATCTCCGGCGGCAGCGCTCGCCGGCGTTCGTCGTCGGCGACGCGTTCGCGGTCGACTGGCGAGCCATGTTCGCGGCTCTCGCGGTAGACGGTCGCATCGACTTCCTGTCGCTCGACCTCGAGCCGCCTGAACTCACGGAACGGATGCTCGATCTGCTTCCGCTCGACGCGGTCCGGTTCAGCGTCGCATGCATCGAGCACGACGCGTACCGCAGTCCGGACGGTCCTGATCGTCAGGACCGGATGCGGCGTCGGATGCTTGACCTCGGCTACGAGTTGATCGGGGAGATCGCGCAGGATGACTGGTACGTTGATCCGGCCGTGGTCGATGCCGAGCGCGTCACGAAGGCCGTGATGGATCATCTCGGAGTCAGCCGTGAAGACTGAACGAGTTACCGTCGCCTCGCTGCTCTTCGACCCGGCCAACGTCCGCAAGCACGGCGAGCGGAATCTAGACGCCATCAAGGCGAGCCTCGCCAGGTTCGGCCAGCAAAAGCCGATCGTCGTCGATGGCGACGGCATCGTCCGTGCCGGTAACGGCACGCTGATGGCGGCGAAGGCGCTCAGCTGGGACGAGATCGAGATCGTCCGGACGAACTTGCGAGGTTCGGAAGCGACGGCCTACGCGATCGCCGACAACCGTACGGCGGAGTTGGCGGAATGGGACGAGGGAGCGCTAGCCGAGCAACTGGCCGCGCTCCAGATCGACGACGAGGCGCTCGCGTCCGCTACCGGATTCGACGCAAGCGAGATCGAGCGGATGGCGTTGCCAGACTTCCAGCCGGTCGGCATCGACGAGCAGGGTCGGCTCGACGAGAAGGCGAAAGTCGAGTGTCCGGAGTGCGGCCATGAGTTCACGCCCTGAACTGCGGCTCGACTGGTGTTCGCACGACGCCGCAAGGTACGCGGTCGAGAAGTGGCACTACAGCCAAGCCATGCCAAAAAGCAAACTGGCGAAAATCGGAATCTGGGAAGACGGCGCCTTTATTGGCTCGATCATCTATGGCGTCGGAGCAACGTCGGATCTGGTCAAGAGATACGGTCTCAAGCCCCATCAGGGCGCGGAACTTATTCGAGTTGCGATGACAAGCCACCGAGTCAAGGTGTCTCGATGCCTTGCGATCTCTCTTCGCATGGTGAAAAGAGCCTTTCCTGGCTTGCGGTTGATCGTCTCCTTCGCCGATCCAGAGCATGGCCATGCCGGTGGAATCTACAAGGCCTCGAACTGGCTTTATGGGGGCATGACGGTTCCCGCTCTTGAATATCTGTACCGCGGCAAGAGATGGCAAGGAAGATCGTTCCGACACAAGTATGGCGGCATGGAAAAGCACCCATTGGTGAAACAGGTCATGGGTTCAAGCAAGCATCGGTACTTGATGCCTCTTGATGCCGAGATGCGAGCCGCTATCCTTCCGCTCGCCAAGCCTTACCCGAAGCGCGCCGGAAGTGCTGCTAGCGGCACGTCAGGCATCCAGTCTGAAAGGGACGGTGCAACTCCGATCCCGGCGCTTCCGCCTTCGTGACGTTCCCTCGGTCGCCGGTCGCAACCGACTACACTTGCTCACGTCTGTAGCAGGATCGCACCATGTCCGACACCGAACCGATGCAGGACGCGAGCGAGATCGTTCCCGTCGCTCGCCAGATCGACCGCGACCGCGGCCACGATCGCGAGACCATGCGGATGCTCGCGCAGGCGGTCCGGAACCGATGGCCGATCCCGCAGGCCATGCGAGAGGCGGCACCGAAGATCGCGTCCCGGATCGCCGTCGAGGGAGCGACCGACCGCGAGAGGCTTCGCGCCATCGAGGTTCTGACCGCGATGGACCGGGACAACATCAACGCGCTCGCCATGCTCGACAAGATCGAGCGGCTTGACGGCGGCGAGGCGACCGAACGGATCGAACTCGCGCCGATCCGGATAGGTGTCCGGGATTGACCGTCGCGGCGATCGAACTGCCGCCGCTCTACCGGAAGCAGCATGAGGCGATATGCGACCCGGCCCGGTTCGTCGTCATCGAGGCCAGCACGAAGAGCGGCAAGACGCTCGGCTGCCTGCTCTGGATGCTCGGCGAGGCATGGAACCGGCCGCGGTCTACCTGCTGGTGGGTCGCTCCGACGTTTGAGGTAACGAAGCAGGTCGGCTACGAGCGGCTCCGGTCGATGCTTCGGGACGCCGATCCGGAGAAGCGGATCTGGGAAGAGAACGCCAGCCGGCTCGCGCTGACGCTCGCCAACGGCTCCCGAATCGCTTTCAAGAGCGCGGACAACCCGGACACGCTCTACGGCGAGGACGTGCATTACGCGGTCATAGACGAGGCTACGCGGTGTCCCGAGGACTCGTGGCATGCCGTCCGGTCGACGCTCTCGGCGACTCGTGGCCGATGCCGGATCATCGGAAACCTGAAGGGCCGGAAGAACTGGTGCTATCGGCTGGCTCGACAGGCCGAGAGCGGCACGGAGCCGGACATCGCCTACCACAAGTTGACCGCATCCGATGCCGTAGCCGGGCAGGTGCTCGACGCCGAGGAGGTCGAGGCTGCACGGCGGCAACTGCCCGACCACATCTTCCGCGAACTCTACCTCGTCGAGCCGAGCGACGACGGAGGGAACCCGTTCGGCATCGACGCAATCCGGTCATGCCTGGCTCCGATCTCGACCGAGGAGCCGGTCGCGTACGGGATCGATTTGGCGAAGTCGACGGACTGGTCGGTAATCGTCGGCATCGACAAGGCCGGCACGGTCTGCCGTCTCGACCGCTTCCGGCTCGATTGGCAGGCGACACGAGAACGGATCGCCGCGACGATCGGCAACGTGCCGACCATGATCGACTCGACCGGCGTCGGCGATCCGATCGTCGAGGACTTGCAGCGCGGTCGCTCCAACGTCGAGGGCTTCAAGTTCACGATGACGAGCCGACAACAGTTGCTTGAAGGTCTGGCCGCGACGATCCAGAGGCGCGAGGTCCGATTCCCGGACGGGTTCATCCGCACGGAGTTGGAAGCGTTTGAGTGGGAGTCGACGCGTACTGGTGTTCGGTACACTGTCTCCGCAGGCGTTCACGACGACGGAGTCATGGCGCTCGCGCTCGCTCTTCGTCGTATGACGGTGCGCGCTCCGACCTTCCGCTTCAGGGTCATCTAATGCTAGAACGAATCCGCAGTCTGTTCCGGAAGCAGGCCACGCCTACGGCAGACGCGCGGAGCCAATACTTCAAGGCATCGCTCGGCATGATCTCCGGCGGCAACGGCTTGAGCCAGAGGCCGCTCTACTCCGCGGTCGCCGGCGTCCGTCAGTTCCGGTCGTGGGTCTACGCAGCGGCGAACATCAACGCCTTCGGCGTGTCGTCCGTCCCGCTCCGGCTCTACGTCCGGAACCGTGCAGGCACGCGGCTGTACCGGACCGCGAAGGTCGGCCGTGACCGGAAGTCGTACCTCATGGGTGACACCGGACGCTCGCCGAGCCGGACCGTGCTGACCAAGATGCACGACTTCGGGGCCGACTTCGAGGAGGTCACCGAGTCGCATCCCGTGCTCGACCTGCTCCGCAAGGTAAACCCGGCCATGAACGGGTTTGACCTGGCTGCGACGCGAACGCTCTGGCAGGAGTTGACCGGGAACGCATATCTCCGGGTCATCCGGAACCAACTAGGTGTTCCGGCTGAACTCTGGCCGATGCCGCCTCAGTGGGTCGAGATCATCCCGAGCGATACGACGTTCATAGCCGGCTACAAGTACGGCCGCGAGTCGAACAGCCGCGTCACGTTCCAGCCTGACGAGGTGCTTCATTTCAAGCGTACGAACCCGGAGGATCTCTACTACGGGCTCGGCAAGGTCGAGGCGGCATGGGGCGTCATCGACCTGAACGAAGCGTTCCACGAGATGGATACGGCAATGGCGGCAAACCGTGCCAGGCCGGACTACCTCGCGACCATCCAGAACACGGACGCGAGCGAGGAGGCGATCGAGGAGTTTGAGCGGATGGTGAATGAGCGGCTTCGCGGTGCGGACAAGGCCGGTAAGTTCATCGCGCTCACCGGACAGGTCGACCTGAAGCCGATGCAGTTCCCGCCGAAGGATCTCGGCGGTCGCGACGAGATCGTCGAGGAGATCGCCGCCGTGTTCGGCGTGCCGGTCTCGATGCTAAAGGCGAACGATCCGAACCTCGCAAGCGCAACGACCGGTTTCGCCCAGTGGCGCGAGTCGACCATCCTTCCGCTGCTCCGGCTTGACGAGGAGACTCTGAACCAGAAGCTTTTGCCGATGTTCGGGCTCGAGGATGACGCGGTACTCGCCTACGACGATCCCGTTCCGGCGAACCGGCAACTCGACCTGACCGAACATCAGACGCTTGTGCAGGCCGGCGTGATGACGATCAACGAGGTCCGCGAGGCTCGCGGCCTTGAGCCGCTCGACATCGAAGAGGCGAACGTGCCGATCATCGGCGGCGTTCCCGTGATGGATCTAGGGCTTACGCCGGACGAGGAAACCGAAACGGTTGCTCCGGCTCCCGGTCCTGGCGGGATCGCCGCCGATGCACCGGCCGCGCCTGTAGCGGAGCCTGGGAAAGATGCAAAGGCCGTAGCGGAGTCTGCACCGGCCCGGTACGCGGAGATAGATTTCACGCCAACCAAGGAGATGGCCGAGGCTGCGGCTCGTGGCTTGCGGCTCCGGGCCGAGTTCAATCGAGGCGGGACCGAGGTCGGCGTCGCAAGGGCGACGCAACTCAAGAACCGCGAGGTCTTGTCGCCGGACACGGTCCGGCGCATGGCGTCCTACTTCGCACGGCATGCGGTCGACAAGCGACCAGGTTGGGACGACCCGAGCGACCCGTCGGCGGGATTCATCGCCTGGCTCTTGTGGGGTGGAGATCCGGGCCGAGACTTTGCCGAGCGGACCGTCGAGCGGATGAATCGCGCAGACGACGAGGCAGACGGCACCAAGCAGGCAGACGACTGCGTGAGCGACAAGGTTCGTACGCTCATGGACGAGGGCTATCCGCAGGACCAGGCGATCGCGATCGCGATCGACTACTGCGAGGGCAAGACAAAGGGATGCGGCTGCGGCGTCGAGCACAAGGCCGGAGCCATCACGCTCCAGAGCGACGCACTCGCCGGCGACGCCGGCATCCGGATCAAGGCTGGAGGCTATACGCGTGAGGAGGAACGGATCATCCGGCAACTCGAGCGCGTGCTCGGCAAACTGGGACGCGACCGCATCGGGAAGGTCGTCAAGACTCTGCGTACGTCTGGTCTGTCAGGTCAGGAACTGATCGATCGATCGGTCGACGTGCTGGCACCTGCCGAGTTCAAGATCGAGATAAAGACCGAGGTTCTGCCGTACATCGAGCGAGCGATCAAAGCCGGAGGCAAGCGAGGCGACGACGGTATCGATGACGCGATCGAGCGGTTCGGACGCGGCGAACTCATGCCGAGCGTCGGGTTTGAGTTCGCTAATCCAGAGGTGCAGAAGTGGGTCGATCGGTCGACGACTAGGCTGGCCGACGAGGTAGGCGACTCGACGACGGTTCGCGTTCGGTCTCTGCTCGGCAAGGGACTTGAGGAAGGCAAGACCATCGACGAACTCGCAGCCGACCTTGAGGACAAGGGCTTTGACTCCAAGCGTGCTCGCGTAATCGCTCGCACCGAATCGACTCGCGGATATGTTCAGGGCCAGGTCGAAGCGTGGAAGCAGAGCGGCATCGTGACCGGCAAGAAGTGGCTAGTTGCTCCTGAGCCGTGTCCGTTCTGCGAGGCTGTCGGAGCGAGCAACGCGACCAAGGGCATGGGCGACACGTTCCTCAACGTCGGCGACTCGGTGACCGCGTCTGACGGCTCTCGATTTGTCGTCGACTTCGAGAACGTCAGCGGACCGCCGCTTCATCCGAACTGTCGTTGCGACCTGATTCCCGTACTGGAAGGCGAAGAATGAACCGGAAAGACTTCAAGGCCGAAGGCTCGATCGTCGGCGGCAAGTTCAAGGCCGTGATCTCGACTGACTCAGTCGACCGCGACGGCGAGGTCATGGTGCCGGCTGGCATGAACGCCAAGGACTACGAGCGAAATCCGGTCCTGCTCTGGAATCACGATCCGTCCCAGCCGATCGGCAGGTCGATCTCGCTCAAGCGCGAGGACTCATCGATCGTCGCCGAGTTCGAGTTCGCTCCACGTCCAGCTGATTACGTCGGAGACTGGTTCCCCGACTACGTTCGCGGCCTGGTCGCCGCCGGTGTGGTCAAGGCGGTCTCGATCGGGTTCATGCCGCTCGACGGCGGCGCTCGGGTCGCGACGAAAGGCGATGTCGAGCGGTACGGGCCGGACGTTCGGAAGGTGTTCTCCAAGTGGAAGTTGCTCGAGGTCTCCGCGGTCAGCGTCCCGGCCAATCAGGACGCGTTGATCTACGCGGTTTCCAAGGGTCTGATCTCCAAGACGGCCGCGGCTCGCTTCGGTCGCGTCGAGGTTCCGGCGGTCACCGAGCGAAAGCACGTCGTCCGTGTCAGCGTCCCGAAGTTCGGTCGCGACGACGCGTCTCGGATCGTTCGTGAGGAGATCGCGAAAGCGGCCGGTCGCATCGTGATATGATCGCGATGCCGGGCCCGGACGAGTGGCGTTAGCCGAATCGGTGGGATGGCGCTTGCGTCTATCACCATCGCACATTCGGAGCCACACTCCATGCAGTTCAAGAAGTTTGAGCAGGTCCAGAAGGACTTGCAGAGCATCGCCGATCAGGTCGGCGAGACTCGCTTCGCCCAGGCGAAGAACCTGTATCTCGAGGGCGTGATCGTCACCGACGCCGAGGGCAATCCTCTCGCGCCGGAGAACATCGCCTACGAGGTCAAGATCATGCCGGCCGCGGTCGAGACCGATGCCGCCAGCACCGACGAGATGCCGAAGGAAGAGGAGCCGGCGAAGGCTCTCCGCGAAACCGTGAAGTCCGCCATCGCCGCGGAACTCAAGGCAGTCAACACCATGCCCAACGTAACCAGCACCGACACCTACAAGATCACCGGCAAGGCGAAGTTCCTTGCCAGCAACGACGAGGCGTACCGCTTCGGTCGTTTCATCATGGCCGCTCGCGGCCATCGCAAGAGCGCCGATTGGTGCGCTGCGAACGGCCTCGTCACCAAGGGTCACACCGAGAGCGTGAACAGCGCCGGCGGCTTCCTCGTCCCTGACGAGTTCGAGTCGTCGCTGATCTCGCTCCGCGAGCGCTACGGCGTCTTCCGCCGCAACGCGAAGATCGTCCCGATGACCTCGGACACCAAGCGGATGCCGCGTCGCAAGTCGACGCTGACCGCCTACGCGATCGGCGAGGCCGCTCCCGGCACCGAGTCCGAGCAGGTGTTCGACCAGGTGAACCTCGTTGCTCAGAAGTTCATGGTCCTCACCACGGCCTCGAACGAACTGAACGAGGACGC